CCAATCGTTCCTGTCACGGCAACGGGCGGGGACAGCATCTACGACATCACCGTAGAGGGGCGTCACTACCGCATCCACGAGTTCACCACATCAGGGGACTTCATCGTCACTGAAGGCGATGGGGCGATTGCTGAGTATCTGGTTGTTGCTGGTGGTGGTGGGGGAGGCGGTAAGCGCGCTGGCGGTGGCGGTGCTGGTGGTCTGCTCAGTTCTATCTCAGCACTAAGCATTAGTTCGTTTCCCGTTGTTGTTGGTGCTGGAGGAACCGCTGGCCCATCTCCAGATTCTCGTGCTAGCACGTCTACCGCAACCCCTGGTGGTAACGGCTCTGCTTCTTCTGTCTTTAGCGCTAACGCTGATGGTGGTGGCGGTGGTGCTGGACAGTCTCAGACAGGCGCAGTGGGCGGTGTGGGCAGTAATGGTGGCTCTGGTGGTGGTTCTACTATTAGTTCAAGCGCATCTAGCGGTGTCTCTGGGCAAGGAAATAGTGGAGGTGCTTCTAATGGTGCCGCTGGTGACCCAGGTGGTGGAGGTGGTGGCGCTGGGCAAGCCGGATTACCAGCCGTTGCGAGCACGCATCCGGGTAACGGCGGCGATGGTCTTGCGTCTTCGATAACCGGCGTCAGCACAATGTACGCAGGAGGCGGCGGTGGTGGGAGAAAGAGTTCAAGCAGCACACCGTCTGTTGGCGGTGACGGTGGCGGTGGCGCTGGTGGAACAGATGTAAATCTGACAGGAGATGCTGGTACTCCTAATACTGGTGGTGGAGGTGGTGGAGGTTCTGAGTTCAATACACATGGAGGCGCGGCAGGCGGCTCTGGAATCGTCATCGTTCGTTATGAGATACCAGAGGGACATCCGATGCCTGCAAGATTTGTGTCTTTGGACGGAACCAACGACTTCATTGAGACGCCGGACGCTGCGGCGCTGCGGGTCACGGGAGACCTCGACTTGCGGGCAGATTTGGCGATGGACGACTGGACACCTGTGTCCACTCTGTTTGTCATAAGCAAGGACGATTTGACGCAGAGGGCGTATGACTTCGATGTCCAGACCAGCGGGAGTCTTCGTCTGTTGTGGTTCTCGGGCGGGTCCGTGAAACTTGGGGTGTCAACGGTCGCGCCGACGGTCACCAACGGGGACAGGTTGCAGATTAGGGCGACGTTGGACGTGGATAACGGTGCGTCCGGGCACGACGTGAAGTTCTACACCCGCGCAAGTGGCACGGACCTCACTGACGACACCGGCTGGACTCAGTTGGGTTCCACGGTGACTACCGCAGGTACTACATCCATTGACGCAGCCACCGCACGGATGACCCTCGGTGCGTTCGGCAATCCGGCACAAGCCTTCGTCGCAGGCGATTTGTACGACGCAGTAATCAAGGACGGCATCGACGGGACGCTGGTTGCCCGCTTCAATCCGAACGACGCAGGGATAGGTGCAACGTCGGTGACCGACTCGGACACCGGGCTGGTATGGACTATCAACGGTGGTACATCGGTGTCCGCATAACTCACAGCAGGAGAAGTAGAGATGCCGCGATACTTCGCGCAGATTGATGAGAACAAGGAAGTCACCCGCGTCGTGGTGTGCGATGACCCTGCATGGCTTGAGCAGCGGCTTGGCGGAACGTGGGTAGAGACCGCTGACCCGTACTCTGATGCCCCGCAAGAGGTGGCTTACTGCGGGCCAGGGTTCGGATGTGATGAGGAGTTCCCCGAGAGGTTCGCGCCCAAGTGGGTTGCTCCCGTCGCCATCACTGACCCTGAGCCGGGACAAGACCCGTGGACGTGGTATCCCGTCGGCTCTCGCGTCTTCCACAACGGGCGTATCTGGCGGTCCCGCGTGGCGCAGAACGTGTGGGAGCCTGGCACTGCTGGGTGGCATGATGCACCTCCGGGTGGCATCCCCACGTGGTTCCAGCCCACAGGCTCAGCGGACGCCTACACGGAGTTCGATGACGAGACCGGAGAGCCCACCATCGTCAAGCACGGTGGCAAGGTGTGGAGGAACACGCTCGACGCCAACGTGTGGCCTCCTGGGGAGTTTGGATGGGAAGAGGTGGTGGAGACCCCGCCTCCCACAGAGCCGCCCGTAGAGCCGCCCACAGAGCCCGTCACAGAGGCCTGGGTGCAGCCCACGGGCGCGCACGATGCGTACCCGGCCATCGACCCCGCCACCAGCGCGACGTACCGGGTCACGCACAACGGACAGACCTGGGAGAACACGCACGGCGATGGCAACTCGTGGGAGCCGGGAGTCTACGGCTGGACCGTGGTCGCATGAGCGGGCTACAGGTCGCGCGGGGACCACTAGATGACGATGAACTCTGGTGGTTCGTCTACGCCATGTTCGGCATCAAGATTCCCCGTCAGCGGGTGTGCCACGACCACCAGGCACCGTTCGACGCCTTCGCTGATGCCTACTTCGCTCGCTCCCCGGTGAGCGTGTGGAAGGCATCCCGTGGCTTCGGCGGGAAGACGATGCTGCTCTCCACCCTGTGTGCGACCGAACTTGCCGCTCTTGGTGCTGAACTCTCGCTGCTTGGTGGGTCGGGACAGCAGAGTTACCGAATCCACGAGGCCACGAATAACATCTGGTCTACCCCTGGTGCTCCGACGCATCTGCTGGTGAAGCAAGTCCAAGGGAAGACCATCCTCAACAACGGCGGCGCGATGACCGCCCTGACGGCATCGCAGACCTCCGTGCGTGGTCCTCACCCGCAGCGACTACGGCTCGATGAGATTGATGAGATGGAACTGGACATCTTGGAATCGGCACAGGGGCAGCCGATGTTCAAGCACGGCGTCGAGCCGCAGACCACGATGTCGAGCACCCACCAGTACCCGGACGGGACTATGGCTGCCATCCTGGCTCGTGCCAAGGAGAAGGGCTGGCCTATCTTCACATGGTGTTACCGGGAGACCAGCAACCCGACCGATGGGTGGTTGCGCCCTGCCGACATCGAGCGGAAGCGCACTGAGGTCTCCAATCGGATGTTCGAGGTCGAGTACGACCTTCAGGACCCGCTCATCGCTGGGAACGCCATCGACACGGCGGCGGTAGATGCCATGTTCGACCCCTCTCTCGGGACCTACATGGGTGACCCCAACGAGCGTGTCATCACGCAGGAGTGGGACGAGTCCATTGACTACGCGCACGGAGCAGATTGGGCCAAGGAGAAGGACTGGTCTGTGCTTTGGACGATGACGGCGCAAGAGAAGCCGTACACCCTGGTGGGCTTCGAGCGCTTCCAGCGACTCCCGTGGCCGACGATGGTGAAGCGGTGGGACAAGCGGCTCAAGGACTACGGGGCCGACCCCAAGAAGCGCTACAAGACCTTCGCTGCCACCTACGACGCGACAGGCATCGGCAACGTCATCAGTGACCTCTCCGACTTCGATGCCGAGCCCTTCATCATGTCTGGCCGTCACAGGGACGAACTGCTCTCTGAGTACGTGGCGGGTATCGAGCGCGGCGAAATCAAGGCACCTCGCATCGACTTCGCCTACAAGGAGCACCTGTACGCCACGCACGATGACCTCTTTGGGCGGGGTCACTGCCCCGACTCCGTGGTGGCGGGAGCGATGGCCTACCACGCTGTCCGCAAGGGCAGGAAGGGGCTCATCAAGGCCAAGCCCCGGCTCGACTTCCAGCACGAGGGCGGCGTGAGCCCGTGGAAGCAAGCGGGCTGACCTGGCTTCTCCCCTAGTAACGCGCGCACGCGCGCGCGAGGGCGAGTGCGCGACTTCCTTCGCGTGAGCGCTTACGCTTCGCGCAACGGATACAGGAGGAACCGCCTTGGCAGAGCAGCCACCGTCACAGAGTGGGCCGGTCAACATGATGGTCGGTCGCAGTGATGAACGCACCCGCGCGAAGCCTGTTGACGAACTTGGTCTGTCCGGCCTCAACATCGTCACGGGCGAGGTGGACAACGAGTTCCTTCCCGCGCTGAAGGGCGTCAAGGCCACCAGGGTCTTCACGGAGATGGCCGACAACGACCCCGTGGTTGGGGCCGTGCTCCACGCCATCGACATGATGTTGCGCGGTGTCGAGTGGTCCGTACAGCCTGCTGAGGAGGACAGCGAGGAGGCAGAGCGTGGCGCGGACTTCGTGCGTGAGTGCATGGAGGACATGGAGCACACCTGGGAGGAGTTCATCTCTGAGGTGCTGACGATGCTCCCGCACGGGTGGTCGTTCTTCGAGGTGGTCTACAAACTCCGCAACGGCGAAGAGGTGCAGGATTGGGAGCCCTCGATGATGCCGGGACAGACAGAGGGGCCACCCGCATCGACCTCCAAGCACAACGATGGACGCTACGGGTGGCGCAAGTTCGCCATCCGGTCGCAGGAGACCCGGCAGCGGTGGGAGGTGGACAGCAAGGGCAACATCCACGGGCTCTGGCAGCAGTCGCCGCCGACCTACGAGTTGACCTTCATCCCGATGGCGAAGAGCCTGCTCTTCCGCACCACGTCACGGAAGAACAACCCAGAGGGGCGCAGCGTCCTTCGGAACGCCTACCGGCCGTGGTACTTCAAGAAGCGAATCGAAGAAATCGAAGGCATCGGCATCGAGCGCGACCTGGCCGGGTTGCCCGTGGCCTACATCCCCGCCGAGTATCTGGCTGAGGATGCCAGCGACGAGGACAAGTACATCGCGCAGTTGTTCTACGACGCGGTGAAGAACGTCAGGCGGGACTCTCAAGAGGGGCTTGTGCTGCCGATGCAGTACGACCCCGACACCGGGCAGCCGCTCTACCAGTTCACCCTGCTCTCGACGGGTGGGGCGCGGTCCTTCAACACCGACGCCATCATCCAGCGTTACGACCAGCGCATCGCGATGACCGTCCTGGCTGACATCATCCTCCTTGGGCACGACGCGGTGGGGAGTTACGCCCTCGCGACCTCGAAGGAGGGGATGCTGCGTGCGAGCCTGACCGCGTGGCTGGACCTCATCGCGGAGGTCTTGAACCGCTTCGAGTTGCCCCGGCTGTGGCGCATCAACGGGTTCGACCCTGACACGATGCCATCCTTCACGCACGGCGAGGTCGATTCCCCCACACCTTCGGAGTTGGCGCAGTTCATCCAGACCCTCGCCTCCACCGGGATGCCCTTCTTCCCGAATCAGGAGTTGGAGAACCACTTGCTGGAGGTCGCCAAGTTGCCCCAGCGCACGGAGGAGGAGTGGAACGCGCTCTACGAGGCGCAGCAGGCTCAGCAGCAAGCGGGGCAGTTCGAGGGCGAAGAGGAGGAGGCCGAGACCACCGAGTTCGTCCCCGGCGAGGAGCCTGTCGCGGAGGAGGAAGAGGTCCCAGAGGAAGAGGCCGTTCCACCGCCGCGCTCACCACTGCCTCGTCCCGCGGATGAAGAGGGCGAGCGACCACGGAGGTCAGTCAGGCTATGAGTTCCGACGCTCCGCTCTTCGAGTGGTCCACGATGGAACTCGCGATGTACGCAGACGACCCCGTGGACCCTGATGTTGCTGTGCTCGTAGGGCGGGAACTGAGCCGTCGCGAGCGCAACCGTGTCGCTAAGCGCGCGGGGAGGCCAACGACCCCACCGCCAGAGGAGATGCGGGTTCCTGTCTCCAAGGCGGTGCGCGAGTTCCGTGAGGAGGACGTGAAACGGGACGCCTCTGGCCGCTTCAGCAAGACGCGCGGGGCCAAGCGACCCAAGCCACCCATCAACCCCACGTCTGACCCGAACCTGTGGAGCATCGGCTACGAGTCCTCGTCTGGTCGTCACGTCATCCGCGCTGGTGACACCGGGGACATCGTCACCTACGTCGAGTCACAGGATGGCTCGCCAGAGAAGGCCATCGCGTATCGCCGTAGAGCCCGCGAGGAGTGGGGAGGAGCGCCAGCACGCCCCAAGCCCCCAGCGACGCTCACAGAGGCACAGGAGCCTTCCACGGACGACTTCATGGCGGCGCTTGGTCATAGTCCCGAAGCCACCACCCCAGCCGCGTCAGATGACGCGCTCGACAAGACCGCGCCAGAGAACCCAGGCATCGTGCTCAGCGCGAAGGATGTCAAGGGCGTCCCGGTGATGTTCGGCTCCACGGAGCGGTCGTGGGGCTCGAAGTGGAGCGGGAGGACCTCCTTCGCTCTCGGCATGGCCTATGGCCTTGAACTGCCTGCTCCTGCATCACGTCTGGAGAAGCAAGAGCGCGACGGATACACCGATGTCTTCGTGACCGATGACGGCGAAGAGATGTTGATTGCTCGCTTCGCTACCGATGAGCAGGCGTGGTACTTCATCAACGGTGCAGAGTCATCCAGCCAGAACAATGCCATCGCGTACCAGGGCTACAAGGACTGGACCGTACAGCCCAACGAGGAGGGCGACGGCTATCAGATTGTCAACGGGAAGACAGGCGACCACATCTTCTACCCGGAGACCAAGGGAGAAGCGCGAGAGTTCTACAACTCGTTCCGCGATGCAAGCGCAGCGTTCAAGCAGCAGCGCGATGTCATTGACCCGCCGCCTGCTCCCGAAGATACGATTCCGCCATCGCCGCTGACCGCACAAGAGCACGAACTGAAGCGGCACGAGGCCAGAATCGAAGAGGCTGAAGACGCGAAGCGACAGGCCTTCGAGGCTCGTGACGCGCTCCGTCGCTCCATTCTTGACGGGACCTACGACGGCGAGCACGCCATCGAAGGCGGTGCTATCCCCGGCGAGCAGATGATGTTGCCTGGTTTCGATGCACCGGAGGACTTCGAGGAGTACCGCAAACTCGATGCGAAGGCGCGTGCGGCGGTCAACGAGGTAGAGCAGCGCAAAGCGAAGCAGCAGCGGCTACTCAACACCCTCAAGCGCCTGGAAGAAGACGAACTTGAGGACTTCGACCTCTCTGACCCGGAGAATGTAGAACTCTTCGCGGAGAAGTTGTTTGGGATGACCACCTCGACAGGGTTCATCATCTCTGTTAGCGGGGCATCTGCGACTGGCGGTGAAGAGGTCTCCGTGAGCGGCTACGTCCTCAAGCCAGGTTCATACTCAGATGGGCAACTTGAGGAGATGACGCTTCCGCAACTTGAGACCCTTGCACGAGAGCGCGGCGCGACTGCTTATCCTGCAACCTCGAAGAAGGAGCGGAAGCGAGGTCTCGTCCGGGCTATCGCACAGAGCCAGAGAGTTGGGTCGTGGAACAGGACAATCTCACTCGAAGGTGATGGGGACTATCAGTACCCAGATGGCGGGTTCGCGTACCACGACAGTTTCACGATTGACGGCGTGTATCAGGGCGAAGGCATCATGCAAGAGTGGTTCGACCAACTCTTCGACGGGTACCGACGCCTTGGGCTCTCTCACGTGCGGGTTCACGCCAACATCACCGTCGGTGGATACGCCTGGGCCGCGAAGGGATTTGATTGGGAATACGCTCCTCAAGAGTTTCAGCCAGGTGAGTACGGAGTGCTTGGTGACGAGATGCGCTCTGCAATCGTGGATGTTGATGCCTATCTCTACGACAACTTCAAGCCTGACGAAGAGACCGTCGAGTCCTACAGCGACTTCCTCAACCGCCACGACATCGACCCAGAGCCGTACGTGGTCGATGACGAGAACCCGACCCTTGAGGAGTTGCAAGAGGCGGTAGAGGCTCACGTCGCTCAGGCGGTGTACGAACTTGAGAACAACCCAGAGGACATCGAGTACAGCCTTTCCGATGACATGCTCGAAGTCGTCAATAGAGCCCTGGGGCAGACGCAGTTCTTGAGTAGTCCTTCGCCGTGGTCGCTGGAACTCATCAGAGAGGTCAACGAACTCCACAGTTCTGTTGAGTACGGCGAACTCACCGCCTGGGAAGCCTCACAGTGGCTCAACGAGAGCAAGTACCGCTGGACGGAGGGCAAGCACACGCTCTGGCCGGGGAAGTACCTGCTGCTGGGCTCTGACTGGAACGGATACCTCTACCTATGAGCGATGACCAGAAGCGACGAACGCAGCAAGCCATCTGGGAGGCCCAGAGGGAGTGGCTGAGCGCGAGCAGGATGCGGGACATGTCTGACCGCATCACGGCGACGGCTACGGACCACGCTCTTCATGCCTCGGCCCTTGGTGAGAGTGAAGAGGACATCGAGCAGTACCACAGGATGCTTGAGCAGCGTGGCATCGTGGTGCCTACGCGGGTACGACGGCGGCGACGGGAGAACGAAGAGTGAAGCGTCCAGAGCGTCCCTGGGAAGAGCACGAAGTCAAGCGTGACGCCTCTGGGCGCTTCGCGCGTGTCGATGAAGCGCGCCGTCCGGGCGTTGATGAACCAGAGGTGAAGCCCAGGAGGGCAATGAGATACCCAGAGTTCGTGGATTCCTTCAAGGGCATCTACCCGAACAGCCACTCGTTCCACAGCAACGTCGAGACGCTTGGCAAGAAGTTCCTCGCAGAACTTGATGGTAAGCAGGTAGATGATGTCGAGATGTACGTCGAGATGGACGAGGGCTCTGTTGACTCACTGCCTGTTGTCACCATGTCAAGCGAGCATCGCGGTGTCCAACTCCGCATGACTTTCGATGTCTATGGCGAGGTCAAGGACTTGAGGCTCGGCAAGCCTGGAGACAACCTTGATTCGCTTGACTTCCCCAACCGGGTGAAACAACTCCCGCCACGCTCAAACACGACTTTCGTCGGCGTTGCTGACATGCTGATGAACTACTCCGTCGTTGCTGCCGGGAAACTCTACGTTCCTGATGAAAGCTCTAGCCTCTTCATGGGAGCGCGTTACGAAGGTATCCCTGTACTGCCGAAGGGGACACCGAGCCTTGCACCACTCTCTGTGTTCGCTTACAGCAGAGAACATCTGAAGCAAGAACTGACTCGTGGAGTAAGCGAAGACGGTTCCTGGGATGTTGATACCAAGTTGCTCGACAGCAAGGTGCTGCGGTTCATTGACAAGCACGGCCGTCAACTCAACGACATGCCGCGCCATCCTGGGAACTTGATGTTGCCAGCAAAGGCTATGGGCGACCTACTGACGGCATTCATCGAATCCGCTTCTTCGCATGAGGGCTTCACTGGAGATGACGTCCAGAACTTCAAGCAGGCTCTAATACGAGCAGAACACGCACTGCATAGGGATTACAAGCGTGACGCTTCTGACATGCTCCAAGTGCTCTCCTCGTTCCTCGATGAAGCGCTTCCTACGTGGCAGGAGGTAGCAAGCAACGGCAACTACCACGGGACTATGAAGGAGAACATGTGGCAATCGGCGAATCTCGTGGGGAACATGGTCGCCGTTGCCAAGTTCGGGAACCAGGCAATCGCTGAAACACTGCACGAGGTCAATCGAGACTATGACGAGTTTAGGCACGGCGGGTTTGTAGGTCGCCGCCGCTCCGTCCTCGGTGTCGGGAAACTAGAAGACGCCTTCCAACTCGTCAAAGAGACTCTTCAGGAGATTGAACCGCTCGCGCAACATGAGAACTCCTCCCAAGAAATGAGGATGAACCGTCAAGGCCTGGAAGGTCTTGAGCAGAGGGTCTCGATGGCCCTTAGTCGCGCACAAGGCATCCTTGACACACTCAGTGCGAATGAGTACCTGGCCGAGTACATCGACAACGAGGACCAACCATACGCTTCGCGAATACCGCTGCGTGTAGAGCAGCAAGTCATCCAAGCGCGAATCAGCGTTGGCGTTGATGTAGACAGGATTGAGAGCGACGAAGATAAAGCGCGGTACTTGAAGACCTTCTTCAAGAAGGACGGAAAGTTCTCTCCTTCTGAAATCAGGAGTAACCGCCACCGGCTTGATTATCTTGTCGAGGCCATCGCAACCCTTGACGTTCTTCACACCTTGCAGGGCAACGTGAGGCTGTACGAAGACCCGAAGGCGGCTGATGAGCGCCTTGACAACATGCTCCGTAACTTCAGAGCGCCTTGGCTGACAGAAGAATCAGACCTGCACTTTGAGATTGAGACTGACCAGCGCAATGTCGGGCGTATCAAGTCAGATTACAAGCGCAGAATCCAAGACACCCTCACTGCGAGGTTGCTCGAAGTCGCCTCTGAAGACCAGGGTGTGCGTCAAGAAGTTGAAGCAGTTGTGAGCGCGGTATGGACAAACAGTGTGATGAAGACTGCCTGGGTCTCTGATGTTGGTTTCAAGAACGAAGGCCTTGAAGAGCGGGCAAGGATTCACTTCAGCGAGAATGGAATCCCAAGCCGCCTGGACGTGGCCGCTCTTGGCACTGATGAGAATGGCGCTTACAAAATCAGAGTCAAGTTCAAGGAGTTGTTCGGCGGCGACTACACCCTGACTTGGGAGATGATGCGTCAGTATGCTGCTGGCGTAAGAGATGTTCCAGATGGCGAGTTCGTGGATTATCTCGATGAGACCCTTGATGAAGGGTGGCGCGACAGGTTCGATGAGGTCTTTGAGGATGCGTTCCAGTCAACCACTTTCATGCGATGGGCCGATAGAAGCCCCGGCGAACGGATGAAGTTCAAGCCGGGTGATGAGCAGGGCACACAGAAGTGGAGAGCGCTCTATCGAGAACTTGGACGAGAGACCATCGCAACGCGCCTCTGGATGAGCGACTTCATCGGAACATGGGCATCATCCTCTTCGGATGAAGAGCCCAGGTCACTTGCCGCGCAATGGGTCGCCAGCGAGATGTTCGGCGGCATGGAGGGACTAGACCTAGAGGCTTTCGTTCGGGGTGCGAGCGGGCGTGATTCAGCGATGGTCGTTCCTGATACGGAGAGCATCATCCACAAGCAAGGCGGCATGATTGCTGCAACGCTGACCGCGATGCACCAGGGCACTCAAGAAGCGTTCGAGAGGCAAGGCATTACGCACGTCAAACTCTACCGGGGTATGAAGTTCGGCGGTGATGACTCTCTGCCAGCCTGGGTTGCCAGCACTCGCGAAGATGTGACCATCAACGAGAACAACGATGATGGTCACTCGTTCGACACAGAGATGTTCTTGAACCCGCTCTCATCCTGGTCAACTGATGGAGAAATCGCGCACGACTTGTTCGCTCGCGGCAGCAACATGGGAATCCTCTTGGCGGCTGAGTTCCCCGTTTCCCGCGTCATCGGAACCGCCCTCACAGGGTTCGGGTGCTTGGAGGAGAGCGAGATGGTGCTGATTGGCGGATGGAAGCGACCACTAGATGGAGCAGCCCGATGGACAAGGTGACAATCCGCCCAGATGAACTCCTGCACAACGCAGACTGGTCGAAGACCCGGTGGGACCTTCCCACCGACGCTAACGGGTTCCTCACATCGCTTGGCATCGACCCTGGCGACCCGATGAACTACGCGCGTCGAGCAGTGGCCGACTTCATGGAGAAGAAGCCGTCTGCGGAGTACATGCCTAACCAACTTCGCCAGGAACTCGCGGGCAAGGGTCTCCTCTTCGGTTATCGTTCGGAGCCGAACTACCGTGCAACAGCGCATGGGGTCAATCACATCATCGTCGGGGCACTGCGTGTCAGGAAGAGCAACAAAGGGAAGGCGAGGTACTACATCATCAACAAGCAAGACCCCATCGAAGGCATCCGTGTAGACCCCGACACCTTGGAGCCGCTGGAATGAACGTCCGCAAGCACTACGGCCCTGGCCCACACAAGAACGGCACCGAGCAGAGCATCCACGGCAAGAAGGGCGGCGCGGGGCTCACCTACCAGATGATGAGCCAGGAGAAGGGGCAGCGCGGTTACAGTTACGACCGCAAGAACAACCGCTTTGCCTCAGAGGGATTCGCGCTCAGCGTCTTCCCGCAGTTCGAGTCCGTTGTGCCTGTTGACGCCGCGCTCAAGGAGGCCGTGGACGCTTACGTGGAAGAGCACGTGGACAAGGTGCGGGAGGACGAGCGAATCTACTTCGGCGCATGGCTCAACGAAGAAGACGGTCGCGTGTACCTCGACCTGAGCATCGTGGTTGATGACCGCGATGAGGCAATCTCCCTCGCCCACGACTATCAGCAGGAGGGCATCTATGACCTCGCGGCCGGTGAGACCATCTACACCCGAGCCCGACCCAAGGACGACGTTGCCAAGCGACTCTCCCGCCCCTCCCCGCCTGCGGCCCTTGACCGCGCTGCGACCTAACGAGGGCGAGAGCCCGGAGGACTTCGCGGAGCGCTTTCGCGATGCCATCACGGGCGCTCTGGGAGACAGCGATGAGTTGGCGTGACCTGGCCTCGAAGAGCATCCAGCGCGCTCGTCAAGTAGCGGATGTCTCAGAGCCATCACTGAAACACCTCTTGCTCGCGGTGTTCGATGACGTGGCTCGTGCCATCAGCCCAGGCGAGATTCGTGTCGCCATTCGGTCATCCAAGTTGGCGGATGCGTTCGCAAAGACGAAGGGTCGGGAGATTGAAGGTCTCTTCGGAGCCCACTTCGCGAAGATTCGTGACTCCGTGGTGCGCCAGGTCATCCCCACGGCCTTCAACGCGGGACATAGACGGTCGCTCACGGTGGTCGATGCTGCCGCACAGTACGCGGAGCGATTCAGTGCCACGCACCTGACCGGCATCACACTGGAGACTGAGGAGGCGGTGCGGCAAGTCATCGCCTATGGGATGCGGAACGGCAAGCCCATCAACTCCATCGCGCAAGACCTTCAGAGCCAGGTAGGCCTCACGAAGCGCCACCAACAAGCCGTCGTGAACCACCGCGACATGATGCTGCGCGAGGGGAACGTGCCACGCGGACAGGTCGAGGCGATGTCGCGTGCCTACGCGCAGCGCTTGAAGAGCCACCGCGCTCAGATGATTGCCCGGACAGAGGTGATGAACGCCCTCAACATCGGCCGCCTGACGGTGTGGAGTTCTGCCATCAACGACGGGACCATCCCCTCCACCGCTCGCAAGGTCTGGGTCACCGCAGACGATGAACGGACATGCCCTGCTTGCGCGCCCATGCACGGGGTCACGGTTCCCTTTGGTGAAGCCTTCGATGTCCCTTACCCCAAGGGCAAGGCAATGATGCTTCAGGCACCCCCACCGCATCCGCAGTGCCGCTGCATCGTGGACTTGGTGACGTAGTTCGTCTTCCCGCGTATGGTTCGCACAGGCAGAGGAGCGTGTTGATGACTTCCCATGTTGCTCCCAAGAGCATCGGGACTGACCACCTTGGTCGTCCCATCTGGCGCGCGACCTCTGTGTTCTCGCATGGCCTGAGCACCTTCCCGAGCGGTGCTGATTCCAACGGTGACGAGCCCAAGAAGAAGACCGTTGCGCTTGCCGACCTACGCCCAACGCAGCCGAAGTTGGAAGCAGCGAAGGTCAACTCGATGATGCAGGACAAGGACCCCGAGCCCATCCACGTCATCGAGAGCGACAAGGGGCCGCGCATCATGGACGGCCATCACCGTGCGGCAGCGGCCGTTCTACGCGGTGACGAGACCATCGAAGCGCTCTGTTGGAGGCCCACGAAGCAGGCGGTGAAGAAGATGGCGAGACCCCAGCGCCCCGAGTTCATGGACGTGGAACTTCAGTTCCCCATCTCGAAGCGGGACGAGGACAAGCGGCTCGTGTTCGGGTGGATGTACCTGCCTACCGGCAAGGGTGGCGAGGTCATCGTGGACAAGCACGACGACTTCATCCTGCCGGAAGACCTCGAAGAGACCGCCTACAAGTACGTGGACTCCTCGCGGGTTGGCGGCGTGATGCACCTCCGCGATAGTCACCTCGTGAAGAAGAGCGACAAGCCCGTACAGGTGATGTCGCTGGTCGAGTCGATGGTGTTCACCCCGGAGAAGTGCGAGGCGCTAGGCATCTCGAAGAGCGCGATTCCGAATGGTGCCTGGTGGGTTGGCTATCGTGTCAACAACGATGGCGTATGGAACGCGGTCAAGCGCGACGAGTTGACCTCCTTCAGCGTGCATGGTCGCGCGAAGAGGACGCCTGTCTCGAAGTCCGAAGGGGGAGCGGTTACGCCTCCTAGCCCCGCTCCTCCTTCGGCTACCACTGCTCCACCCGCAGCACCGGAACAGAACGCCGCTGCTTCTCAGGTTGTGATGCAGCAGCCGCAGCAACGTGCCGGGAAGACCACTCGCACGAAGACCCGCAAGGTTCGCCCTACGAGGCCAAACAGCCTCGCAGATGCCATGAAGACGCTCTCAAGTGGGAAGGGTTGACCGATGCCGCACAGGCTCGAAGAGTTCGAGATGGACGAAGGCTCCCTCGTGGACCGTGGTGCTCACCCCGGCGCGAAGGTGCTCATCAAGAAGAGCGCTGACCCTGGTGGCAGCGACCTCTATGGAGGAGATGTGATGCCCGGACACGATGACATGGACGAGAAGTACGAAGACGGCAAGAAGCGCCACAAGAAGAAGCGGCCAAATCGCAGGTACGTGACGGAAGAAGTTGGTGACGGTAACGTCCCCGTTGACGGACCTGCTCCATCTGACGAGGATGATGAGATGAGCGACAAGAAGTACGACCGCGAGGCGCTGGTTGCCAAGGGTCTCGACACCGATGTCATCGACTACATCGAGCAGTTGGAGGGCTACGCGGACGAACTTGAGGCTCAGGTCTCCAAGTCCGTCGAGGAGCCCGTCGAGGAGCCCGAGACCGAGCCGGTGCTGGACGAGGTCATCAAGAGCCTGGACCCGGCCATCGCTGAGGTCATCTCCAAGGCTGTCTCCCGCGCTGATGAGTTGGAGTCGCGGCTGAACGAGGAGGTCTCGAAGCGACAGGCTGAGGAGGACCGCCGCACCACGGAGAAGTTCGTGGGCATCGCGAAGTCCTACCGTGGCCTGCCGACCGGCATGGACGTTGAGGAGTTCGGCACCGTGCTGAAGTCCCTCGCGAATGCTGACGCTGAGGCCTACTCGAAGGTCAAGTCGGTGCTCGATGCCGCTGAGCAGGCTCTCACCACCAACAACTTCCTCACCGCTGAGGTGGGCAAGCGCGGCATGGTTCCCGGCGATGGTGACATCGGTGAGGCCCAGGCTCGTGACCTTGTCGCCAAGGGTGACGCCCCGGACATCGAGACCGCGCGAGTCATGGTCTTGGACTCCAACCCCGACCTCTACGACGCAACTCAGGTCCCCGGTCGCTGATAGCGGCTCTCCCGTTCACTCCAAGAAGGAGCATCGCAGATGCCCGCGTACGTTGAGAACGTCAAGACGGTCACTCGGGAGGCCCTGGCCGACCACACTGGTGACCAGTACAAGTTCGTCGTGCAGTCCGGTGGTCGCGGCTTCGCGCTCGCTACCGCTGGGGTGAAGGCGTTCGGCGTCCTGCTGAACAAGCCTTCCAACGGTGTCGGCGCGAGCACCAACAGCGGTTTCAGCGACGGCAAGGGCGGCACCATCGCGCTCATCGAAGCCGGTGGCACCGCTCCTGTGGTTGCTGGTGCGGCTATCACCGCTGGCGCGGCCGTCATGTCCGACGCTAACGGTCTCGCTGTCACCGCAACGGCGACCAACAACATCATCGGTTACGCCGAAGAGGCCGCAACCGGAACCGGCGAAATCATCGCCGTCACCCTGACCGACGGTGGAGTTGCTGCGTAGGCGGCATAAGCCCACGCTCTGACCCAGACAAGGAGAACGCAGATGCCGCCCCTGAGCCCCACTGGTAGCGACCTGTACGTCAGCAGCCCGCTGACCAACGTCGCCATCGCGTGGAAGCGACAGAACCGCGAGGACTTCGTCGCTGACCGCGTATTCCCCATCGTTCCCGTCCAGCAGCAGGGCGGGAAGTATTGGAAGTTCCACCGCCCGGACTGGCGGCGCACGAAGGCACAGGTGCGCGCGCCCAGCACGGAGTCGGTGGGCATCGGTTGGCGTACCACCACGGACGTGTACTACGCGGACGTGTACGCGGTTCACGCCGACATTGATGACCGGACCCGTGCGAACGCGGACAGCATCTTCCGCCTCGACCGGACCTTCACTGAGCAGGTGATGAACGACCTCCACCTCCGTCGCGAGAAGGACTGGAACGCTGCCTTCTTCGGGACTGGCAAGTGGGGCCGTGACCTGACTGGTGTCACCGGGACCCCGAGCACCGACCAGTTCGTGAAGTTCTCTGAGGCGGCTTCCACGCCGGTCGAGGACTTCCGTGGCTGGCGGCGCGGGTTCAAGCGCATCACCGGCCTGGACGCCAACGGTGTCGTGATGGGGCCGAGCGTCGAGGACACGCTGCTCGACCACGCTGCCATCATCGAGCGCATCAAGTACACGCAGCGGGGCACCATCTCCCGTGACCTCCTGGCCTCCTTCCTTGGCATCGGCACCATCTACGTGCCAGAGGCGGTCGAGGTCACGAGCCCGGAGAAGGCTGACCTGACTGCGGACGCTGATGACGCGACCTATGAGTTCATCGGGTCTGAGGACGCGATGCTGATGGTTCACACCACCGGCTCGCCGTCGCGTGAGACCCCCTCCGCTGGGTACACCTTCTCCTGGGCTGGCCTCATCGGCTCGTCCCGCGAGGGCATCCGTACCAAGAAGTTCCGCATGGAGAACCTGGCGTCTGACCGCATCGAAGGCGAGATGGCCTACGACATGCGGGTGACGGCCAAGGAACTCGGCTGGTACTTCGCGTCCGTCGTCTGATTCGCAAGCCGCACGGGAGGTTCGGCGCAATGACCGCAGGATTCACCTACATGGTGTCCGGCAACATCGTGTCCGGGGGCCGCAAGGTCCCCATCGGATACGTGCTCGAAGAGGCTGCCACTTGGCGGCACGTGGACACCTACGTCAACAACGGTGCGCTGACCCGCATCACCAACGAGGCCGCGAAGGGGATGCCTCGTTACCCGGACGACATGCCTGCTGATGAGGCGGGAGATGAGTTGCCCGAGCCCGAGGTTGAGGAGGTCGAGACCTTCGAGGCTGAGGAGTTGACGCAGGAGCAGTACAACGACCTCTCGACTGATGAGGTCGAGGAACTGGTCGATGGTGGCATCTTGTCTCTGGACGAGGTGGAGGACTTCGAGAGCAAGCGGCCTGGGCGTAGCCGCAACGCCGTGCTCGCACTCTTGGAGGATGAGGACGGGGAGGACGACGAGAACGTCGAGTGAGTTAGTCCCCCGACAACGAGGCTGTCTCCTGCGGCATAACCGGGGGCAGCCTCGTTCACATAGGAGGGCACGACAGCGATGGTGTGGTCATACACGCAAGACCCCCAGAACGTCCCCGTGGACGCGGTGCGCCTGCTCGTAGGCGACACGGACACGGACGACCAACTCATCCAGAACGAGGAGATTGAGTTCGCTCTGAGCATCCAAGCGGACAACGTCTACCTGGCGGCAGCGGACGTTGCGGACATGCTCTCCGCGCGATTCACGCGGTCGGTATCCCTCTCCGTGGAGGGCTTGAGCGCGCAGTTCGAGCGCCGCGCGGTTGCCTTCGCAGAACTCGCGATGCGCCTGCGTCAGATGAACCGTCGTCGCAAGGACAAGAAGTACCGCAAGTTCCTCGATGAGCAGTTCACGACGCACAAGCCTGCGTTCGATGTCGGGATGCACGACTTCATCCGTGAGCCGCATCAAGTGGTGGATGACTGATGGCTGGGCTCATCTCGCCAGGTGACTTGAGGGAGTTGCGGAGTTTCCAGAACTCGCTCATGGAAGCGACGTGTCGCATCGAGCGTCACTATCGCGGTGAGGACGGGAACCTCGACCCCACCACCGGGCTTGAGGATGCTTCCCCCAACGTGACCCTGTACACCGGGGCGTGTCGCTACTCGACGGCTCGTGGTGGGGCCATCGTCGTTCTCGGTGACGGGACCTATGCTCCGCAGAGCGTGAGTGTCTACATCCCCTGGGACGCACCGCAACCGCTCTGGGGTGACACCGTCGTCATCACGGATGCGCCGGACCCGGCTGTCATCGGCGCGACCCTCATCGTGCAGGATGTCGAGCGCACGCAGTACCTCACGGCGCGCAAGTTGTCGTGCCGTACTCACCAAGAGACCACGCGGAACGAGACCGCACCATGACCGACTTCCGGGTTGAGGTGAAGGGCGCAGGGCTCGCCGGTCGCACACTGGCGCGCTTCAACACGAACCTTCGCCGTGAACTTGAGGGCATCGTGAAGAGTGCCTTGGTTGAAGGCACCAACCTGGCGCAGCAGTATGCGCCCTACAAGACCGGGGCGCTCTCGCGCAGCATCACGTATCGGCAGAACGGGCTCAAGGGGTGGTACGGACCGGACCCGGTGACCGTGGTCGCCAAGGTGCAGGAATCCGGCTCTGACCCCTACGTCATCCGCCCCAAGAACGCGAAGGTGCTCGCCTTCGAGGGCAAGGACGGCAACACGGTCTTCGCTCGCGAGGTGAAGCATCCTGGCGTCAAGGGGTCGTTCTACCTCAAGCGGTCGCGGCAAGCGGTGGAGCCACAGTTCCGTCGTGAGTCCCGCCAGGCCGTCAGACGCGCTCTAAGGCCTCGATGATGCCTCAGACCACTCCGAACATCCGCGAGCACACAGAAGCCGTCATAGCGGCTCTCACGACCGCCGTGGGCAAGCCTGTAGGCGATGGTGAAGCCCCAGCGGATGGCGCGTACACCGATGGGTGGGGTCGTGGGGTCTTCGTGCCGTATCTCGTCGTCGTCTGCGATGACGTGCAGTTCTCTGGACCTCTCGGTGACACGCACGCTGATGCGACCCTGATGTACCGCGTGCTTGCCGTGGGAAAGAGCCGTGAGCAAGCCGAATGGATGAGCGACAAGGGGCGGCAGAACTTCAACCGCACGACCTTGCGAGCGCAGGGCATCCCGAACCGCTCCATCATGGGCGTCATCTGGACGGGACGCTCACCACAACCAGAGATGGACCGAGGTGTCGAGCCACCCCTGTGGTACGTGCGCGATACCTACACCGTGATGACCACCCCATAACCGGAGGAAGCACCATGAAGTTCGTGACCATCGTCCATCCCAACGTCAAGGGCAAGGGTTCCTGCTCTGAAGAGGCGTTCGAGAAGCACTGGAAGGCCAAGGGTTGGAAGGTCGAGGGCGAAGCCAAGATGCCCGAGCCCAAGAAGGCACCTGAGCAGACGAAGCTCCCCACCGATTGACCGCGAGAACCGAGGTCCGCGACACCGCTCAGGGCGCGTCGTAACCTTCATCTCAAGCCCAAGGAGGACCGACCGTGTCACGCCTCATTCCGAACGAGAACACCTGGGTTGGCTTCGCCCCCGCCGTTGCCGACACCGCCGCGCCGACTGCTGCTGAAATCACGGCGGCGGTAGCACTCACCGAGTTCGTCATCACCATCGACGCGAGTTCGCAGGGCAACCAGTTGCCCACGCCGAACATCGCCACGCTGTTCGAGACCTCCATCTCTGGAACCGTGCAGGCGTCGTTCACGGGCGAGTTCTACCGCGACGACACCACGGACACGGCCTACACCACGCTCCCGCGTGCGACGGAGGGCTTCTTCATCATCTCCCGCTTCGGGACCGCTGGCGCGGCTCCTGTGGCGACGGACGTGGTGGAGGTCTGGCCGGTCAAGGTCACCTCGCGTACCGACTCCGCACTCACCTCCAACGATGTGCTGCGGTTCACCGTGGCCTGCGCCGTGACCGACGTGCCGAATGAGGCAGCGACCGTCGCCGCGTAGTAGTTCCTCCGACAAGGACGAGGAAGGGCGGGTCTTCGGACCCGCCCCTCTTCGTGTTCTGAGGGATGCGTTAGAGTACGCAGGAGCCGATACGAGCACGGGAGGTGCGCCAGATGGCTGACCAGACAGAAGAGGGCTACATGGACCCGCAGGAGCGCTTGTGGCGTGAGCGCGAGGCGAAGAAGCACGCGGCCCTATTGGCGGCGGAAGACGCCACCGCTGACGAACTCGTTGGCCGCAAGCCCAACCGCCTGACCATCGCTGTCAACGTGGGTACGGACGACGAGCCCAAGTTCGTCCGGGTGACCTTCAAGGCGCTCAAGCGGAGCGAGTTCAACGCGCTCAAGGACGAGTACACGCCTGACCCCACGGACGACGAGCCCAACCCCGACGAGGACCGCGAGGTGCTTGGTCCCGTGCTCATCTCGAAGTGCGCGGCCAAGCCCAAGTTGACCGTCGAGCAGGCCCAGGCCATCTGGGACGAATGGAACCGCGAGGAAGCACTGACCATGTACGCAGCGGCCGTACAGGTCAACATCGGTAGCCGCTTGGAGATTCTGGGAAACGTCTAAGGCGTGACCCGCAGTTCGCGCTAGAGATGTCCTACTGCGCGCCTCTCGGCCTCGCACACAGCGAGTTCCTGAGTTGGCATCCCGACGACCAAGACAAGGCACTTGCATGGCACCTACAGCAGCGGCAGACATGCGGGCGATGCGGGACACACCCCGATGATTGGAAAGAGGTCCGCTTCCCCTACACGGCAGGCATCGAAATCTGTCGTGGATGCGAGATGCTGGACTTCTTGCGAGATGATGATGATGCGAAGGGGCCTGGGAGAGCGCCTTCCTTGAAGCCATCGAACTCACTACTCAAGGCGCGAGGACTGAGCAATGGCTGAGGAAGAACTGAAGGTCAAAGTCACCGTCGTTACTGAGGGCGATGACCCTGCCGAGATTGCTCGCGGCGTAGACCAAATCTCGAAGTCTCAAGAGACCCTTCAGAAGACCCGTGCTCGTGGTCGTGGCGGCGAACGTGACGACATCGGACTCACGCGCTCTCGCGCGCAGTGGCTTCAGCAGGAGGCCAAGGCCGCAGAGCGCTCGATGCGAGCGGAGACCAGCCGACGTTCCGCCATCGAACACGACGATGGACCGCTGGAGAAGGCGCGAGAGCGGTCGCAAATCGACCGGATGTTCAAGAGCAGCCAGCCTGCGGTCCAGATGGCCCCAAGCCGTCGCAAACTCGATGTCTCTGCACAGACGATGCAAGAGGCAGAGCCGTTCTTTGCTGCGGTTCGTGCAGACGCGGGAAAGCCACAGCAAGGACAGGGACAGGGGCAGCGCCGCCTTGACGCGAGTGCGCCAACACTCTCCTCACAAGACCCCTACTTCGCGTCTGTTCTTGGTCTTGGTGAGGGAGGAGACTACGAACTTGACTCCCTGCTAGATGAGTTCGCCGGTGCCATCAACACGGTCTTCTCGGCAGAACTAGGTACAGAACTTGGGGGTCAAGTCACCGCAGGGTTCCTTGATGGAATCCATGAGTCTTTGTCGGACATGGACTCCTCGCAGAAGAAGAAGTTGCAAGAAGGCCTTGCGAGCGTCATCAAGGGCTCGCAGGGGGCAAACACCTCTGCGCTGAGTGACCTCATCGAAGAGTCGGTCGAGGGAGCAGACCTTGATGGCTTCCGTGACTTGCTCTCGCAGGTCACTGGTGATGAGCGCTCCGGGCTACGCGGCATCATCGCGGAACTTGGTGAGTCGATGCAAGCGGGCGCTGGTCGAGCCCGCTCTACCACCTTGCGCGGCGCTGCAATGCAGAGCGTCGTGCAGACAGGTGGCTCGATGCTTTCACGCGCCGCTGGGGGCGCTGGCATCGGCATGGGCACCATCGCTACCGGGGCGCTCATGGGCGTGGGCCTTGGGGCTGCGTTCGCCGCCGCACGCGGGATGATGGCGCTTGCCTCTTCCATCAACGAAGCAGGTAAGGCGGCAATCGAGAGTCAGCGACAGTTCGACCGCTTGACGGCGGGGATGGGTAACAGCGAGCGAGCCGCCTTCGCGAATGTCCTGGGAGAGATGGGTGGGACGCGCGCTGGTGCGTACCAGATGCTCACGTCAACCCAACTTGGGCTCCAGCAGAGCGCCGGGTTCGGGGCTTCAACAGCGGCAGGGTTCGCTACCCGAGCCGGTGAACTCTCTGCATCGCTCGCAGAAAGCCCGCGTATTACTTCTAGTGAGGCGCAGTCAGCAGCCTCTTCGTTTGCACAGGGTGATTTCAGCGGGGTCCAATCTCTCGGCATTGACATCACTGAAGCAGAGATTCAGCAACGCGCCACAGAGCGTGGTTTCATCGGCCTGGTAAGTGCGTCTGACCGTCTTGCCATCGCCATGAACCTTGCCGCAGAGAAGGCGGAAGAGTACGCAGGAGGAGAGGGCGGGCAAGCAGGCGAGCGGGATACACCAGCCCGTGATGAGTTCTCTTCACGCTCTCGGCGTGGCCGCGAGATAATGGGTACCTGGGCAAGAGGCCTATGGGATAGTGTTTCTGAGGGTGCTTCTGCGCTGTTCTTGGACTTTATCGAAGGGGCTCAAGACGGCACGTTCTTCGGTACCGGCCCTGGTGGCAATACAAGATGGTCACAGCGCTCTGGCGGGCTTCTGTCAGGTGACATGAATGTTGCTGGGCCTTCTTCTATGCCTACTGTCTCGAACGGAACGATGCTCGGGAGCATCCTCGCTACGGAAGAAGGGCAAGAAAGAGCCGCTTCAGTCAACAGCAACCGCTACAGAGAAGGTCTTATCGGCCTGGGGATGGTTGACCCCACGAACCGGATTGCTGAACTTGAAGAACTCATTGCAAATACTGATGTAGGAGAATACCCAGAGCGCGTCGCGCAGTACACCGCGATGCTGGAGCAGGCGTACCAGCAGCGCATCTCGATGGGCCAGCAGTACGCGATGGGTATTCAGAACATCGAAATCGGTGCTGCGCGTAGTCGCGAGGACATCTGGCGTAGTCACGGTCACTCCATCGAGGACATGACCCGCTCGTTCAACCACAGCATCGAAGACCTGTACCGCAACCGTAACCGCTCCATCGAAGACCTCAACATCAACCTTGGTCGCCAGATGAGCGATGTCGCTCTTGGCTTCGAGCGCCAACTTGAGGACATGGAGTGGGCACTTCAGTCCTGGGCAAACACCTCTGAGCGGGTGTGGACGAAGTTCGGCCACAGTTCTCAGTACGTTGCATCGAACCTTGAGGACCAGAACAGGCGCTTCAAGGACTGGATGGACAACCTCGCTGCTCTGCGGGACATGGGGCTTAGCGAAGACGCCATTCGCATCATGGGGCTCGATGACGTTCAGAACGAGAGCCAGGTTCGTGCTCTCGTCAACTCGATGGACGACGAGACTCTTGCGCGCATCAACTCGGAGATTGCACAGCGCGTAGAAATGAGCGAGCAGGCTGCGCCGAACGTCAACACCGCGCAACTTGAGCGTCAGCAAGAGCGCGCTACGGAGGACATCTACAGGTCATACTCCCGCTCGCTCGAAGACCTCAACCGGAGCGTTGCTCGTTCGCAAGAAGACCTGGCAATCAACAACGAGCGCGCAATGACGGCGCTTGAAATCAGCACTGACCGCTCGCTCGCCGCTTTGAACCTCAACACCTCTCGTCAGATGGCCGACCTTGTTCGCACCATCACAGGGGCGTTCTACGAGTCGAGTGACGTGGCTCTTGAGACCACGAGGAACATGTACAGAGACATCGACCGTGAGCATGTCAGCGGCATCAGAATGACCGTTGGCAGTTTCGAGAACCTGTTCGAGCAACTTGGCATCACCGGGAATGAGCAGGGCCTGAATGTTGCTCGCCAAGTCATCACCGGAACAGCAGAAGGGTTCTACGTCTTCGATGAAGTCCGCAACATGCTAACGGCTCAGCCTATGGCAAACGGCGGCATCAACGAGAACCACGTCGCGCAGTTCGCTCCTGCCGGGGCTATGCGACTCTGGGCAGAGCCAGAGACCGGGGGAGAGGCCTACATCCCCCTCGCGACGAGCAAGCGTCAGCGGTCGCTCGCCATCTGGAAGGAGACAGGCAAGCGTCTTGGTGTCGAGCACATGGAGATGCTGGAACTTGCTGAAGGCGCGCTACTTCACGAGAACCTGCAAGGGTTCCTCAGCAATCTGACGCAGTTCAGCGCCGCAGCCGTGCAGAAGCACATCGAGAAGACGGGCGGCATGGGTGTTGGCGGGAGCGCTGGAACCCCAGGTCGCTACCAGGCGATGTTCGAGGCGGTCAAGGCTCAGTTCCCCGACATCTCCCTCATCTCGGGCTTCCGTGAGAACGCCATCACTGCAACAGGCAACCGCTCGTACCACGGCATGGGTCGCGCCATCGACATCGACCCCCGGATGGATGTCTTCAACTGGCTCAAGGCCGTCTATGGCGCGAACACGAAGGAACTCATCTTCTCTCCCGCCAACGAGCGCCAGGTGTGGAACGGTAACGAGCACATGTACACCGGCATCACCCGCGCCCAGCATTGGGACCACATCCATTGGGCTATGAAGAACGGTGGCCTGCTCAACGCCTTCAAGGAGGGCGGTATCGCCACGGAGCCAAGCCTCGGTCTCGTAGGTGAGGGTGGCAAGGAGGCGATGATTCCGCTCAACAGGAAGGGCGTGCAGGCGCTCTCTGACGCCATCAGCAACAGCGGGGTCAGTTTCTTCTCGCAGTCCAAGCGAGACCAAGCGAGCCTTGTTGCTGCACCGGGTCACACGCAGGCCGAACTTGCGAGCGCACTCAGCGCCGTCGCGGAGGCCATGCAAGTCCAAGCACTCAGCCAGACAGACACCGCCACATACGGTCCTATTCAGGTCGTCAGCAACGACCCCGCCGACATGGAGCGGAAGTTGAAGCAGCGCGCGGCCTACCGGCGCTTGACCAACCCAGCATCGAGGGCATGATGAGCGAGGTGGTAGTACAGGGCTGGATTACGCGAGCAGAGTTGTCCCTTGGCAACTTGCAACTTGTCGATGCTGGCGTGTATCGGATGCACCCCATCATTGAGGCCTCGACGGTCACCTACGACCGGCTACAGGCGCAGTCGCGGTTCGTGGACGGTGCCGTGACCGTGATGCGGCGGAAGAACCAAGGCACGATGCAAGTCGCCATCGACGTGATTGGTAGCACGACACTGGAGATGCAGGCCAGGAAGCAGACCCTCATCGACGCCTTCTCGCAGAAGTCGTTCGAGTTCTACATGCAACTTGATAGTGCGCTCTACGGGTGGCACGGCGAGTGCGCTGACTGCAACATCGGTTGGGACCACGTACGCATCCACAACAGGGAGATGACGGTGACGTTCGACTTCCCGAACAACCCCCAACCCATCTACGGACCGGCATAGTTATGGCGCTCTCAGTCGCTCATCAGAACAAGGTGCTGGACGCGCTCTTTGGGTCCGGCTCTCCTGCGACGTACTACTTGGGGTTGCTCCTCGCGAATCCGCTGCAAGAGGACGGGTCGCTCGTCAGTACGGAGCCAAGCGGCGGCAACTACGGAAGGGTCGCGGTCACCAACAACGCCACGAACTTTCCTGCTGCTACGTTGGGGAGCAAGCCGCTTGACATCACCGTGACGTGGCCGAACCCGACATCAGATTGGGGAACCGTCCGCTACCTCGGCGTCTTCAGTGCAGCATCAGCAGGGGACTTACACGTCTACTCGCTCTTCGCCACACCACGACTTGTCTCCACGGGTCGAGCACCAGCAATCGCAGCAGGCGCAGCATCATTCAAGTACGGCTCGTTGGAGGGCTAACGATGTCAAGTAGAACAGACTTCCTCGAAGACGCTTGGTTGAACCACGTCACCAACCAGGCAACCTACAGCCCGCCAGCGGGGCTGTACCTCGCACTCTTCACCGTTGCACCCACGGGAGCGGGTGGTGGCACAGAGGTCACAGGAGGCTCCTACGCACGGCAACTCATCTCGTGGGGCGCGGTGGCTGGTTCCGTCGTGGAGAACAACACCACGCTGCTCTTCGATGGGATGCCTGCGGTGTCCGTTGTCGCCTCTGGCATCTATGACGCGCTGACGGCGGGGAATCTTCTCTACTACAAGCCGCTGACCACGACGCCAGTATCAGACGGCCAAGCCGTTGCGTTCTACGCAGGCACCGTCACCATCACGGCGGATTAGGAGACATCATGGCTGTCAGTTACTTCATCCTGAGAGGGTTTCAGGTTGGTGCCACGGTGTATGGGGCCGGGGACACGTTCGATACCACCGGCATGAGCAACACCGACATCGCGAACCTTGTCAGGAACGGATACATCGGTACCACGGTTGCCAGCGAGATTCCGTCTCTGCTGTTCGAGGAGCAGGCGACGGACCCTGCCACGCCGGCTTCGGGATTTGGGCGGCTGTTCGTCAAGTCGGACGGGGTCTACTTCATCGACTCCGGAGGAACGGTAACTGGCCCGCTCGGGACAGGCGGGTCCAGTGGGCCAGTCGCGGAAGGAGGCACCGTCACCGAAGCCGGCGGATACCGCATCCACACGTTCACCACGTCCGACGACTTCGTGGTCACGTCCGGGGGCGACGTCGAGTATCTGGTCGTCGCTGGGGGTGGTGGTGGTGGCCGCAACTTTTCGGGTGGTGGCGGTGGTGGTGCAGGCGGGC